CGGAGATGATGTTATATCATTGGGAAGAGGCGCAGAAGGTAGTGGAGCATATACGGTGGGAGCATGAAGCTCGCACATTGGCGGAGGAAGCAGTAGATTCTTATAATGCTATACTAGAGGTAGAAGAGTTACTGAAGGATAATAACATTGAATCGCCAGAATGAACTTATAATCACCTGTTTCGAGCCAGAGAATTGTATGTATCGAGATGATGATTACCATTGTATCAAGCCTGAATTCCCGATAGACGTAAATACTGGTAGGTGTTACTGGCAGGTAATGTTGAATATAGTTAGGTATAGGGCGGGACTAATGGCAGAAGGGAAGATAAAGGACATTGCTAGGTAAAATTATTGGTATAGTAAAATTCATATTCCCGATTGAGTTCAAGTCAAGAGGATATGTTTTCACTATAGGTATCGGGGTGAGTTCCCGTATATTCAGTATCGGAATCAGTATAAGGAGGGCATGATAGGGAACTATGCCTGTTAAAGTTAAGAAGGTTAAGGGCGGTTATCAAGTAAGTACGCCTGGTGGCGTGAAGGCCAAGAAAACCACCAAGGCGAAGGCAGAGTCGCAAGAGAGGCTGATAAATGCAGTTGATCATGGATGGAAGCCTACAGGAAAGAAAGGGAAGCGTAAATAACAACCACAACTGAACGATTAACTAATAAAGATATAGCCCTTGAACTATCGAAGTGCGAGGATAGCTTCTATTACTTTGCCAAGAAGTATTGCAAGCTAATCGAACCTCCTACGCCAATGAACCCGACAGGCGGCGGGCTGATGAACTTCGAGATATGGGACCATCTAGGCGCTATCATGCTGGAGTTGCATAGAAGCCGGTTGATTGCGATTATGAAATCACGCCAGGTAGGACTTTCATGGTTGCTGGCTGCTTACGCTTTGTGGTTTGCCCGGTTCCACTTTGGGGCCAACATACTGTTATTCTCAAAGGGAGAGGATGAGGCGTGGGAACTGCTGGCAAAAAGCGGCAGGATAATGGAATATCTCCCACAGTGGATGCAATCAAAGAATACATCTAACAAGAACGAGATTAAGTTCACGGAATTATTGTCTGCGGTAAAGGCTTTCCCTGCTACTAGTACTGCTGGAGTATCTCATACTGGTTCATTATTAATATTCGACGAATGGGAATGGCATCCGTACGCCACAGAGAACTTCAAGCAGGCCAAGCCAACAGTAGATGCCGCTGGAGCACAACTAATCGGGTGCTTTACAGTGGATAAAACCAAACCTGATTCACTTCCAAAGACGATATTCAAGGATGCGTTGGCTGGCAGGAACGACTTTGTGCCTATGTTTGTTCCGTATATGGCTAGACCCGGCAGGGACGAGGAGTGGTACGCCTACACGAAGAGAAATACCCCTGAATTAGACCTTGAAAACCTCACTCGTGAACAATATATGCTACAGAACTACCCCAGGACGATAGAAGAGGCTTTAAGGCCAATAAGTACCCTTGCAGCAGTCGATTTAGACGTGTTAGAGGACATGAAAGTGGACTGTCATGCTCCAATTCGCATAAAGTCTGCCGGATTAGATACCAGTATATGCCACATATACAGGGATTATCACATAGGCAACACATATATAGCCTCTACAGATACTTCTCACGGCGTTAGGAAGGACTATAGTGTAACTATTATCATGGACGCAAGGACAGGTTACGTTGTTGCCGACATATTGAATAATATTATCAAGCCGGATGAACTGGCTATGCACACGGTTAAGATGTTGGAATACTACAACAAACCCATCTGGTGGCCTGAAGATAACGACCAGGGGGCCACTACTATTATGAAGGCAGTTGAGTTGGGATATACCCACTTCGGGTATCAGGACAAAGGACGCACCATGAGGGGGTGGAAAACTGACAGTAAGACACGTAACGAGTTGTGGGGGGCCTTGATACCTGCGTTTGATAACAGGCAGATAGTTATACCTAACTATGAAGGGCTTATGCAGTTCTATTACCTTATCAGAAATGCCAATAAAGACGGTAGGATAGAGGCTATGCAGGGCAAGAATGACGATTATCCTATTGCGGTGGGGATATGTGTCGCCAAGATGGGTTCGGCCAAACTTGTCAAGAAAGAATATAAATCTATTCAGACATTGAGTTTTAGGAGTTAATTATGAAACCATATAGACCATCTATTGCAGAAATCATAGAGATGGAGCAATGGTTAACTAACGATATATATGGCGAGATACGTACCGAATACGAGGAAGAGGAACGGTACTACAACCTTGATTTCAAGAGTGATTTGAGACTTCCAAAGGAATTTGTTGATGATGCTACGATACTTCCTACAGCTAGGGATGCGGTGGATACCTTCGTGGACTATATAGACATATCTAATATAAAGATTCACACTAACAGGAGCGTATCTGCCGGATTAAGTGACGAGGATCAACGCCTGATAGCCCAATTCTACTATGGCATGGTACATCACACAAATACTAGGGCATCTATCTCTCCGTGGCGTATAGCTGCAAAGCATTATGCATTGCATGGGGTAACACATATAAAGACGATATGGCGTGCTGATATGTGGCCGTCGAAGCCTATTCAGAAAACAGGAGAATCTGATAAAGAATACAGGGCGAGATTAGAGGAATGGGAAGGTGAAACACAGTACGTACTTCCAATAATTATAAGTGCAGTTCATCCACATGCAGTAATGACAGACCCTACGCAGAATGATCCTGCGTATGTGATAGAATCGCATGATTATAGTGTATTTGATATTAAGAAGAGATACCCTAGACTAGCTAGTAGGTTATCGGACAAGAAACCAGAGGATACCTGCAAGGTAATCCATTACTGGGATAACTTCTACAGGTGCGAATTGGTAGATGGTGAACCTATACTGCCTGGTAGTGGAGTGGTGGCTCATAAGTATGGTTTTATACCATACGTAACTATAGAATCTGGGTTTGGTAATGTATCCGCTGATGGTAATATAGCCAGGAGATACGTTGGTATCTTACGGTATATCAAGTCTATCCTACAGGCCGAATCAAGAAGTTACTCCATGAGTGATATTATCATTAAGAAGGGTGCATGGCCGGTAACAGTCATAGAGGGGGAGAATGCAGACCAGATAGCCAATATCGAGTTGAAGTATGGCACGTATCAGCCGTTACCCCCTGGGACTAAACTAACGCAAATCAGTCCCGAAGTACCACCGGCTGCTTTACGAGACCACTTCCTGAATACATCGGAAATAGTAGCTGGGAGTGCAGCTCCACGTTCGTTGCGGGGTATGCCCGAAAGTGGAGTCAGGTCTGCTGCTGATAGAAGGCAGATGATGGAAGCTGGTTCATCCAGATATAACTACAGTCCGATGGCCTTTGCCAATGGTACGGCGAAGGTACTTATTAACTGTGCCAGATTATACAAAAATGTCGTACCGGGTAACGTACGTATGAGTGCGAAGAGTCCTACTGACTATACTGGATTCGATGAAGTAATCGACAAGAGCAAGATGCGTGAGCCATTCTCCTGCTATGTTGAGTATATGCCCACTTCAGCAGAAGAGAATTACCGGATACATGATAGCTTGAGGTTACGCAAGGAATCTGGATTGATAAGTACACGACATGCGCTTGAACAGCAGTCTGATATAGACCCCGACACTGTTGAGGAAGAGATGTATATGGAGCAACTTGACCTTGACCCACAGTTAGCCATGATACGTTCTCAATACGCTGCTGGTAAACTTGTGAAGAAACTATCCGAAAAGGCTATGTTAGAAGGCGAACCGCCTATGATGGGTGGCGGTATGCCGATGGGCGGAGGTCCTCCCGGCGCTGGTGGTCAACCTCCTACTGGTGGTATGGTATCACCTATACCAAACAGAGCACAACCAGGTTCAGTAGAGGCTATACGGAATAAGTTAAAGGCTGAAGGCAGACCCAATGCGACTATGCAAGGGCAAGGTGGCGGAGGGAAACACGGAATAGTACAATGAACGGACTCTTACGACAGAAGGCAATAGACCGATGGGTTGAGAAGCAAATCCGGTATGTAGATATATGGGTTGAACGTGAAGTCGATACCATACTAGACCTTCACAATCCTGAAAAGTTGCTCGGAAAGAAGTTCGAGGACTGGACTCCTTACGATATGCAGTTACTAGCGCAGGTGTATAGTGGGGATATGGACACGTTAAATAACTTCGTAGCGAAGAAGTCAATTAAACAAATGCACGCACTAGAGGAGGACGAAATATAATGGCTAGAGGAAGAATGAGACCAACGAGAACTACCAGACCAACACCACCTGGGCGACCTGCTCCTACCACAATGACTATCCCTCCGCAGGTTAGACCGCAGATGCCTAGACCTTCTGCTCCTATGCAAAGGCCAGCGCAACCAATACAAAGACCAGCACAGCCAATACAACGGCCTATGCAACCGCAGAGACCAGTGATGCCACAGCGACCGATGGTTGGTCTGCAAGCACCAATGAATAGGACTATGCAACCGCAGAGGCCGGTTAATCCCAGGCAGCCAGGACAGATACGAAGGCCGATAACCACGAAGAGAACCAAGCGATAAGGAGACCGATATGCCATACTCATCTGAATTGAAAAAGAGCAACTTTGCCTTGTATGCTATTGTGACACGATTCCTTGGAATTGATGATTCCGAAATAGATGCAATGACAGAGGATGATGTCCGGGATGCGCTATATATTGCATCTGGTTACAGTACTGCCGATATAGCATTGTGGACACCACAACAGAGGCATGAGGCCTACCGTAATATCATGCGGGTATGGTATGAAACGTCTGCATTACCAGTTGGCCCTGCAGATATAATTGAAACACCAGAACCGACTCAATATGTCCCACCTGTTGAACCTATCGAAGAACCAGCAGTGGGTGAACCTGGAGATTATTGGACTGACCCAGGGTTTTACGATTACATGTCCTCCATGATGTCGCCAGAGGATGTTATGTATTGGATGCAACGTCCAACCGACGAAACAGAGGAATGGTATCAAGACTACCAGTTCTCATTAGTTAGTCAACCCGTAAGACCACCACCGGTACCACCATCGCCATCAGGACAAGTAGAAATTACCAATCCGGAGACTGGCGAGGTAATGCTAGTGCCACAGCCGTATGGTTGGGAAAATATGGCCGATGATGAACGTGTGGCGTGGGCGTTGGATAATTTCGGCGCTACATACACACCAGTGGTAGTCGAGCAACCGATAGAACCATTAGGGCGAGATTTTGTCCAGTGGATGATAGGACAAGGTCTTACTATTGAACAAATCAATGGTATGACCCCTGAAGAAATAGCAACATACCGAGTTGATTACCAGTCATATTTAGATAGTGTGGGTGCAATTCCAACAGTAGGCAATACCGGATTAACCCAAGACGAAATAAATCAGATATTGGCGATTATGGGCTACGACCAAGCAACTATAGACGGTATGTCACTTGATGAAATAGATGGTTATATAGCACAGTATGGCGAATATGTTGATGCTACTCTGGATACCGATGAATCATATACTGACTATGTTACCCGCCTTGAGAATGAGAAATGGATGACACCTCCACCGTCTAGTTTCGCAGGATGGGGACAGCAATGGGCACAGGATGCACAGGGTAACTGGGTACAAACGGAGATGTCTCCAGAAGATGCTGCATCGCAGGCACAATGGGCTATTGACCCTTCGAACTGGTGGCAGGTGGTAAGTAAAGAGAGGCAATTAGGACAACAGACGTATTCAGGACAAACACCTGAAGCGTTGGCTCGATATGCTCCGGGTATTGAACAAGGTACACAGGCTATAAATATAGACCCTAGCCAGCAATACGAGATGTATACTCCTAGTGCACAGGATTGGGCTAATCTCTCTTCTACGACACAGAGGCAACTACAATCATGGTTTTCTGGCAATATGGCTGATACCGATTATACAACTTGGGAAGAGGAGATGCGGAAGTTAAGTCCCTCAATGCCGACAGAGTATTTACAGAGGAGATAAATGCCTATAACACCAGAAGCAGTAGCAAAGATACGAGAGCGATTAGCTCAACAACCTACTCAACAAGTAGGGCAACCTACTGAAGATGAAAGCGTACCTGTCCCTTAC